GGGGTAAATGTTCCATCTGCTGTAGGACTAAATGTTTTATCAAAGTCTCCATTGGTTTCATTCGCATCATTGTACAAACCATAATAGTTATTGATGTTGGACTCAATCTTGAAGCGATTGTCTGATTGGTCTGAATTATAAAATATTGCTTCTTTAACAGAACCATCAAATGGGCTTGAGCTTCCAGTGTGCATACCAATTCCTCCAGTTGTATTGGTTGGGTTAGCACTAGCCGAAGATACAGAACCTCCTTCTACTGCATCAGCAAATCCTTTAGAGGTAGATGAACCACCTATTGTTGTAAACAACATATCACTTTCAAATTGCGATACATTTTGAGATAAATTTACTACATTAGCTGAACTGCTTCCATTTCCAAAATGAGCTTCAATATTACTGTCGTCTCTAGCTTGAGCGAAAATAGTTCCATCTCCACTAAATCCTACTGAAAAAAGTACTTGTAAACCTCCATTCCCACCATCGGATTTTGCAATAGTAAATGCACTAAAGTTATTTATATTAGAACATATATCAGCACCAAATCCCAAGAAGTCATTACTACCATCAAAGTCTATACCATCAGTAAGCAATGCTCCACTCTCTGCAATCTTTGGTTGGTTAGCATCAGTCTCTTGAACTGCATTGTATGACCCAGCTTGGTCGTACCAAGTGTGGACAAAGGCTAAGTGAGTATGAGATACTATTTCAAAGTCGCTGATTGTGTAAGAACCAGTATTACCATCAGCAAACATAAGGTGAGTTCCCTCTGCTGTTGCAGTTAAAGTTTCAGTACGAGTTCCATTAGCAAGTATTTCAGTACCACCAGTAGTTGTTCCTACTACACTTCCAACACCAGTTGTTCCTCTGATAACTGGACTTAAACTAGATGTACTACTAAAGTTACTTACTGTGTACCTTATTACCATTACATCTCCAGTAGCGTGCTTGTAGGGAAATCCAGCTGAACCAGTTCCTCCAGCACTATTATCGGCTGAAAACCCAGTGTTAGAAACATTAGTTAAAGTGTAATTATCAAAACCACCAGTACCATTTACTGCTGTACCTACTGTTAGTGTTTCATTTAAAAATCCATTAAGGTCAGTAGCAGTTGTGCTTCCACTTTCTCCACCTTGTTCAGCTATATTTGTAATAGAAGAACTTGCACTTACCTTATCATCTGAATCAAAAGCTACATCTACCTCAATATCATCTGAGCTTCTACGAATACGAACTGCATCACCGCTGTAACTAGCTTTTACTTTACGAAGACTATAAGCAGCTGCGGCTGTTGCTACATCTGCTGGTAGTGTACTCTCTAGTTTACCATTTACCCAATCTTCTAATGCACCACTCTGGACTTGATTAGCTGAGAAATCTTCTTCTGGGTCTGCCTCTTCTCCATCTAGGTCTCTGCGGACTTTGACGACTCTTCCATTCATTGCACCAATGTCTCGCAATGAGTACGCAGCTGCGGAACCTCCGAACCTACGAGCTATTCCTAGGTCTTGTTTGCGCCCAGCATAGCCATTGATGATGTCCCATGCACCACCTAGGTTAGAATCAAGAACATTCTCTCCAGATGCTAGAAATTCGGAAGACATTACTGAGTAAATTCAGAAGCGTGTATCTTAGCAGATGTACCACCGTCTCTAATGAACTTAGCAACTCTAGCAGTTTCTACTGCCCAAGTGTAAGAGCGACCAGCGAATAGAATGTGACCAACTGAAGAAGTTGGGTCACCACCATCATATGTTACACGAACATCTGCGTCTTGAATATCAAGAACGATGTAACGAGTTAGTGAATCAAAAGATGGTTCAGTATTTCCTGAAAGACTAGCAGTAGTCAAAAGAGTAACTGCTGAATCTGCCACGGTTAATACTCTATCTCCGATTGTTCCATTAGGAACTGGGTATAAGTTTACTACATTTGAATTAGGCATAATTGTTATCGTGATGAAGTGTTTACATAAGTCGTGAACTTATGATTTAAAGAATTGTTATTATTTATTATATCAATGCGTTCAAGCTCTGTTGCAAGGAACATATCAGCCTTTTGCTCTTCAAATGCTGCCTTGTCGTGCTGACCATCCATTCTTAGGAAGTCTGCATATACTGCATGAGCAGTATAATTAAAAAATTCTAGGGGTATCTCTGTTAGATAATTGCTTGTAGCAGTTGTATCTAAAGATGTAATTACCTGACCAGTAGTAGTATTTACTATTGGTTTTTTATAAGTAACAAATACTTTTCCATCAGTTGCAGAGCTATTAAGTACATTTGCTCCATTAACATCTACATAGAAGTCATACTCAGTAGCAGAGTTATTTAAGAAAGATTGATTTCGGTGAATACGAATAAAGTCTTGTATTGTATCCTTAGCTACTCTAGTTGCCCCAGATGTTAATTCCTCAAAGGCTTCATCGTATGTTACGATTTGCTTTGCTGTTAGTTTTAAAAATCCACTAACATTAGTTAATGAACCCCAATTTTTTACTTCAATAGGAGAGTCATATACCTCATCATCTTGTTGTGTAGCAAAGCCAACACCAGAACCAGTAAGAGTAATAATATCGGTAACTGGGTCTTTTTGATAAGCCGATGTTCCCCATAGCCATTTACCACTACTATTTCTTATGAATTGAAAATTTGAGCCAATAGCTGTTGAATTATTGGGAACATAGAAGTCAGTAAACACTCCTGAAGTTGATTCATATTTTCCATACTTAGTGTAAGCAGCATTATAACTTGCTGTTGATAACCCACTTAAAGCAAATGAAGATACATTTCTTTCTTCAGATACCACAACATATCTTTCCCACATTGGGCTAGTGTTGTAAGCCATTGTAAGCCTACGATTAGTAAATGAAACCAAGTCGGTTATTTCATTATCTGTAAAATCATTAACACCAGCTAGTGCTTTGATTGTATTAAATAAGTCTTGGTTTCTTCGTAGAATCATTATGCTTTATTAGGTGAAAGGTCTTTGTGCTTCTTATTGAAGTATTGTAAAAATTCTTTAGATAATACTGTATCAGAGCCATACTTCTTTACCAAGCGAAAGTATTCACGAGCTGGTATAGTCGCTACACACTTACCAAGCGTAGGGTGTGTCTTACCTTTTAGCTCACTTGCCTCTTTACGAGCAATATCTGTTCTGTCTTTTTCAGTTAGTTTTTCTTGCAAGATAGCATTGTTAATAACATCTGCCATTGCCTTGCAATGTTCTCCCTCATCGTGGGATTTGTTTTTAAAGTGTAGTATATCCATTATAAAAAAGGGTGGCAGGTATCTGCCTACCACCCTATGAGATTATTTATTAACTTGTAAGTCCTGAACCAGCTGTTGGATAGTAAGCTACCAAGAGTTTAAATTTACCCTTTTCTGCGTTACCGAATCCATTACCTGTACCATTAGATGATACATTGAACTGAGAAACCACATGAGATGTAGCAGTTGCACCATTTAATAATACTCCTGTGTTTACATATCCTTGGTTTTCTGTGTCACCTGTGAAACAGTCTGTTAATGCTACGAATCCATCAACATCGTCATCTCCACAAGAGATTGTTGCATTAGAGATAGCTGAACCAGTAGATACTGCCGCAGTTACTAACTCTTTAACTTCAATGCTTGCTTTAGCGATAACACCTGCAAGTGCAGACCCAGATGGGAACTGAACTGCTGTTGATTGAGCGCCTGTTGAAGCTGATAGTTCGTTTGCTTCAAACTCTACTTCATGAGTATAGCCTTGTGCAAGTGTTTCAAGATTACCTATTTTTTTTAATACTAGTGCCATATAATTATCCTCCTATTTTATTAAACGATTTTACCGTGAGCTGCTGGAGCATAAACACCTAGTGTTAATGCACAGTCTACGAAACCACGCTCTCCACCACCCATGTTAGGTAAGCGAGTAGAACCCATAGGAATCAACTCATGAATACCATAGTAGTCAGGGTTGATTAAGTAACCACGGTCATGATTTGCAGTAGAACCTGTAACAGTTTCTGGATTAGTAACAGGATTCATGTTTACGATAGAAACGATACCAAAGTCTGATTGATATACTTCAACAGATAATTTGATAGTTGAGTCATTTCCATCATAGTTTACTGAACGAACACCTGCGTTAGTTCCGTCAGCTACATCTGCACCGAAGCGAGCGTAGTCAGCGATTTGTTTACGAAGTGTTGTATCAGCGATAAGAACCAAGTTGTTAGCTTCACCATTTGCACGATAGATTGAGCGAATGATTGTGTTGAACTCAGACTCTGTGATGTCACCAGCTGCTGCTTGAGTGTTGATAGAGCCAGCAGGTGTACGATAGTCAGCAGGAACATCTGAAGGTCCAGCTGAATCTAACCAATCACCAAGACCACGCATTTTGTAAGGAACTGCTCCTGTTTCTGCTTGACGGTCATTGTCTGATAAGATTGTAGCCTCAATGTCTCGTTTAAGCTCACGAATAGCTTTTGCTTCAGCTTGTGCAACTTTAGCAGGTCCAACAGAGTCAACAGCTTCTTGTAAATCAGAAACCATGAAGTCTCTACGGAACTTCTGGATATAGTTACCAAGTCTTGCACGAGATGCAAATTGGTCTGTGAATGATGTAACATCAGCTCCCTCTGAAATACCTGTGGTAGCAGGAGTAGCTAATGAATCGACTGTCCACTCAACAAATGTAGCGTTAGCTTTTTGTTTGTTAGCGGATGAAAGGGCTGGTGTTTCTTCTGGCGCAAGGATTGTCAAGACATCTGTCAAATCCTCACGGTTAGAAGCACTCGGTCCTTGGGTCGTTACTGGTTGTAACGCTGGATTGAATGTATCTGTAATTGCCATTTTATTTTAAAATTTATTTTGTGAGTTGTTTTGTACGAAGTTTGATGAAATCTTTTTCATTCCCTGAATCTTTAAATCGACTGGATAGGTCAGCCAGAGCTTTTGTACTTTTCTTAGCACGACTTGTGTTAGGTGCAGAAGTTGCACCAGTCTTTGGAGGAGTGATAGAAACCTTTGGTTTATCCTGTATTAGCTTGCGACCATACATACTGTTTGCTGCATGAGCAATCAAGTATGGCAACTGAGCTGATATATCTGGGTCAACCTTATCTTGTAAGTCAATGAATCTTTTATCAGATAACATTGACTCATATTGTTTCCTTGTATCGTTGTCTTCTCCTTGAAGCCAAGAAAGCTCTTGCTTTGCTTGTTCTTCAAATGCAGACCTAAGTTGCTTGCCATTTTCAATTTGCTGAAGTGTATTTAACTGGTCTGGTAAGAAAGCATCTCTTGCTTTTCTGGCTTGAAGTAAACTTTTGCGAACTTGCGCTTTGGTAACTTCTTTGCCCTCTACCTCTGTGACCACATCATCAGCTGAGTAACCATCTGACTCAAACAATATATCCTCTGCCCATCCTATTATTTCATTCACCTCTTGGGCTTTGTCTTGCAGAGCCTCAACGGTTTCTAGGTTTGAGTAAGGATTGTTTTCGACTGGCTTCTTGCTTTGCAGAATATCATTTTTCTGCTCAGACATTTGCTTTTGTAACTCAGCTAACTTTTCTTCAGCAGCTTTCCGTTTGGCTGTAAGTTCGCCATAACGAGCAACTGCACGACTTCCAAGTTTCTTTGATAAGTCTTCTAACTCTTCCTCAGACATTTCGTCCAAGTTGTACTGTGAAAGAACATCTTCGGCTTGGGTCTCCTCTGTAACTTCTTCAGTAACTTCTGGACTTTCAGAAACTTCTTGAGTTTCTTCTTGTACTTCTGCTACTGGTTCTTCTACTTCAGTTTCTTCTACCTGCTCTTGAATCTCTTCCTGAATCTCTGGTTGAGGTTCTGGTTGTGATTGATTTAGTCTCCTTGCAGCTAATTGTGCAGGGGTGATGTTTGCTCCGCTTCTATCTTCTTTAAGAGCCTCAGCGACTGCTCCTTTGATTTCATCTGTCATAATTTTCCACTTTCTTTGCGCCTAAGCGATTGCGATAAAGTTATTATAACATACTATCCAAATCTTCTTTCCAATGTCTTGTAATCAGCCATTTGTAAGATTTGGTCATAGGTCAATATACGACCACTAATTTGTTGTATTTGCTCAAAGTCAGCTTTGTGTAGCTCTGCTATAGCTTCTTCTCTGAGGTCTCGTATGGTTAGTATAAATACTGCGAAAGTTTCGTGATTTGATAATGCGTCTAGTGCTGATTGTAAATCCATGTGTTTAATTTTGTACTTTGAATTTTTCGTAGCCTTTGGTTTCTGTGTCTGCTCCCTTGGAGTCAGGATGTATACCCTTGGATATAAATTTGGTTATTGGTTTTTTATTGCCCTCAAAGAAGTAAGTAACATTTGTTCCTCCTTTGTCTCCTTTGGTAAATTCAAAGTCAGTTACCCTAGGTAATTTATTAGGTATAGCATATTTATTAAACATTTTTGCTCTACGATTTGCTAGACCCCTAAGTACACCTTTCTTTCCACTCTCTTTGTCTGAAGCAGATACTGCATCAAAGGTTTCATACAAAGCATTTTCGTAGTCTCCTTTGATTAAGTTCTTTTTAAAATTAGTAAACAAACTATTTGTATTCCAATGAAAGTCTTGGGTTGCTAACTTTACAGACATAGGCATACGCTCCCAGTTTCTCTCGCCAATCTGACCTTTGATTTCTTCTCTTTTATCTAAGGTCATCAAGCGAGCAGCTTCTCTGGCTGGTAGCTTCTCATACTTCTTTGGTCTTTTTTTTATTCCATACGCACCAGTCATACTGTAGTCCTCTATACTTTGATGTGGTTCTCGTCCTTCATTTCTAGATAGGACTTCATCAACAAAGTAATTGTCATATGACAAAGCTACTGGGGTCTCAGGTTGTTGAGTACCAAGTATTGTTCCAAGTAATGCCATATTACATTGTTTGTGTCGGAATGTTGCCCATTTGTGCTGGCTCTGTACCAATTCGTCCAATCTGAGCATTTTGTTGTTGCTGCATTTGGAAGGTATATTGGTTAGCATATTTCTCAAGTCTTGCCCTGAAAGCTTCGTCTTGTTGCAAACGAGCAGTAACATCAGGCTGAGAAGTATATTGCTGAATAACCTGCATAGCGATTTGACCACCTGTCGGTCTAGCTGGCATTTCGATTCCTGCAAATATCTTAGATAAGTCATCAGTTACTTGTTTGACCACTTGTTCTTGAGCTGTTTCGATTGGCTGTAGAACTTGGTCAGCTAATACTGGGTCTACAGAGTTAGCGATAACTGTCAATAGATTATCTACATTGATACGACCATTGCGGTCAAGTGCAGTCAATGCTTGTATTTGTGCAAGTTTCTTCTCTTGAGTCTCTGGGTCTGTATTCAATACATCATATGAGATAGTTACATCAAAGTCTTCGTTGGGGTCTCCCTTACCAAACATCTGTGGGTCAGGTGAACCAGTTACTCTAAAGAATGTACTATCTGGACCAAATCTTTGGTAACACTTGTAGGCTAACTTGATAACCTCTGCTGAATGTTTCAAGAACTTGTTTACCAAGTATTGCTTCTTGAGTTGACTAATAGGAGAATCATCTAGTCCCATCAATCTATCAGCTTGTGCTTGTAAAGTTGTCTCAATCTCTATTGAACCAGTCGGAGGTGGAGGAGTTGGTCCAAAGTCCAAGTCTCCCTTTCTACGATATGGAATCATTCTAGCTGGTCCATAGTCCGTTGGTGCTTGTCCAACTGGGTGTAAAATTGGCGGCAATGTAGCCAAACTGTTCCTGTCTATTCGAGAATCTCTTTCTACTTTTACTTGATTTTGTATTCCTCTTAATAGGTCTGGAGCAGTCATAGTGTCGTAGAGTCTCTTAGAGTCCTCTGAATATTTAGTGACAACTATGGGGTAGTCCTCGTATCCGTTCAGCAATTCGTGTATAGCGTATGCTGGGGCTGACTCATTGCCGCTGAATTGTTTGTGAAATACCGTATAGTAAATCCCTTCTGAACCATCCTCTGGGTCAATCAATCTTTGGTATCCATAAACTAACTCAATTAGTTCTTCGGCTGTATAGCCATAATCTTGAACTAAATTACTTCTGCGTCCTTCTTGCTGTTTCTCAATATCAAGAACATCTACACCTCTGTAGTTCTCAATCATCTCTGCAACGAAGTCTGCATCCCATCCATCTGTAACCACCTTTTGTTCTAGCTCCTGTGGAGTGTAGAAGTTTCGCCAAAA